GCCTGTGGGAACCTGTTTTCCTCGATGGGCAGTTCTGGCACAGACAAGAGGAGCGAAATGGCGTGACGATACCGCAGACGCTTTGTCAGTCCGACACTATCTGGCTGCTCCTGATGGGAGAGGAGGAGGAGAAACCTCTGCCCATCACCGCTCCTCCCGATTGGGACGAGTATCAGGCTTATCTGCACTCCCTTCCGAATGGGTCTGTTACCTGCATGGAATACGAAGATTGGAAAGCAAAGAAGGAGGGCGGCGATGTCTCTCACAGTTAATGGCTTGAAACTCTGGCTGGCGGCCTTAAAGACGGACGGCAACGAACTGATCGTACTGGCAAAAGACGCAGAAGGCAATCAGTTCGCGCCGCTTTCGGAGGTGACGTTCGGTGTCTACCATCCCCTGACAGCCTGCGATGGTGAGATTTATGAGGGCGAGACGGTGCGTGAGGAGAACGATACCGAAGCGATAGTATTATGGCCCACGAACTGAGGGAGGACGGGGATGCCTGAGTTCGACCGTGCGGTGATAGAGCATCGGCTGAGAAATCGCTGCTATCCACTCTCCCTCTGCGTCTGGTGGATAGAGGAGATCAAATCGGATATTAAAGCCTGCCTCACGGAGATTGGCCGGCTCAATCTCGAACTCGGACGAGTGAGCGTTGTCAGCATAACGCAGTCACTGGAGGCAGAGAAAGCCGAACAACGAGGCTACCGGCGCGGGTTGGAGGAGGCGGCGAAGGTTTGCGAGGAAGAGCAGCGACATCAAGAACGACCCATCCTGTTCGCAGCAGATGCCGCATGGCAAAACGCTTGCCGCAACTGCACAAACCGTATTCGCGCCCTCATGGACACGCCACAGGAGACGGAAGAAAGGGAAGAACGATGAGCGAGACAACGATACAGCGCACCGGCGTTCTTATGGTCAGAGACTTTTTGGCCGGTGCGATGCTGGAAGATGCGCGTTCAAACATCATGAACTTTGCAGAGGACGAGGCAAAGGACGAACTCTATCGTGGCATAAGAGACGCGATAGATGACGGCAGAGACTACAGTGTGCGCGTTATGCCGTCTGCCAGGATAGAAGAGGCGCAGGAGGATGAGCCTCTTTACGGACGGGGCAAAACGATTACGCTCTATGCAGAGGTGTTTCTGTTGGACGGCAGCGAGGCAGAACCGGGCGAACTCGTTGACTATGGTGGATTGGCGTTGTTTGTACCGGGCGCGTTCGTTGAGTATGTTCGCTTCGGCAGAAAGTTCCGGCTGCGCGATGAGCGTTCAGAGATAGATGGCGGGCCGTTACTCTTTTGGGAATGCATTGCAAAATACTGAACAGTATCGCGGGGGTAAGAGGGTATGGACAGCACGCCAACAGAACCGACAGACCTCTCCGACCTTTTGGACAGGCTACGAGAGAGGCGAGAGATTACCGACCGGCAGCAGTGGGCGTTTGAACTCTACAGAGAGGGGATGACACAGGAAGAGATTGCAGGCTATATGTTCGTAGACCAGCCAACTGTCTGTAAGTACGTGGCGCACGTTAAGAGCGTTCTGCGAGACACAGACTACGACACAGAGACAGGCGCGGCCAGGATAGGCGTTGACGTGAAGGACGGTCACGATGTGTGGTTCATGCCGGATACGACGGTACAGGGGGCGATACGACTTCGTAAACGTCGGAACTGGCAGAAGTGGCACGAAGCGCAGAGAAAGGGAGAATGACGATGGCAAAAGTTAATGACAGCTTCATAGACACGGTTCTGGAAATGTCAGAGATGCAACTTGAGAAACTCAATCAGGCGATATTCGTGCTTTACTGCTACAAAACAGGGTCGAAGTGGATTGGTGAACCTGTCGTGTTAGAACAGGTGAAGCAAGCCATGCGCGTTTTGCAGACAGAGGATGAGACGGATGACTGAGTTGGAGATAGACCGTCTGCGCCGCGAACTGGCGATGCGAAACGCCGAGTTGGAAGCCTACAAGGAGTACGCGCGCCGCATTAACGCGATGCAGCCTCCCGAACCGATCCGGTTGACCACCCTCACGGAAGACATCATCGCGAAGGCTGTGGAGGAGTCTGAGCAGCGCGGCTACCGGCGCGGGCTGGAGGATGCGGCGCAGATTGCTTTCGCGCTTGGCTTGAATAACATGGAGTTGCGTATCCGTGCCCTGATGGACACGCCGCAGGAGGAGCAGACAGATGACAACAGCAGTTCGTGAGTACAGCGTGCGCGGCGTCTGTGACCAGTGTGACGCCGACAATCCGATAGGAGTATATCCGTACTGGCAAGGCGGTGGAGAACAGGCGAAGGGCGTCGCCGGTCGGATGGTAGACCTCTGGAACAAGGCGCACCGAGAAGCGACAGGCCACACAGAGGGGCATATTGAAATCGTCGGCACGCCTGACTCCAATTACGATACCGGCAGCAGAGAGAAAGTACGACCGACAGCAAGCGGGGAGGAAGGACATTGAAAACAGAGTGGAAGCGAGTTGAGGATGAACTGCCGACTGAAGACGGCCTGTATCTTGTCGTTTTTGAATACGATGAAGATATAGACCGCGACCGCTACATTGGGGTAGATAGCCTCATCGGCGGCGAGTTTCACGATGCGGCATTCACGAAAGTCACACATTGGCAGGCTTTACCGCAACTGCCTAAAAAGTCTCAAGTTGAGACTTTTTACCAAATGGACACAGAGGATTAAAGAGAATGAAGCACATTTCCCGCATTGCCATAATCGCTATGGTGCTGTTCACTATCTTGACGCGACAGACGGCGATCTGCCAGCAGAAGCCGCTTGCTATTGGAGAGTGCGGCGCGAGTTATGTATTGCAGACCGACTTTGATCTGCTCGCTGCAGGGCATTGGGATTGGGTCGTCGCGCCGCTTGTACGCCACTACGACGCACATCTGCTCTTAGAGTTGGAAACCTATCTGACCTCGCCCGATCCGGTCGGTATCTTTCCGCCGTCGAAGCATTACTATATCACGCTGTATCAGCATGACTATCATGACTTCACCGGGCCTGTCAACTACGCACAGGGCGTTAATCTCAAGTGGCTGTGGGATGAAATAGACACACCTCAATTCTATATTGCCTCTGCGCATTGGCGTCTGCATGTCTCTATCAGTCTGATAAGCAGCGCAGGAGACTTCCTCGACTACGACGAACACTATACCGATTGGGTAGATGAGACGGTAGATTTGAACCCGTATCCAGAGATACCGCGAGGAGGAGATTAAGCGTGAAAGCAAGAGCAATGAGATGGTCAATTGCACTTACTCTGATAATCGTCTTGAACATTCTAGCGGCATGGGAGTTATGGTGGATGGCGGCAATCAAAGGATGGATACGATAGACCTGCAAAAAGAAGAGGGGCGCAGAGAGAACTAATCTCTGCGCCCCTTCCGCGAGTCTCAACTTGAGACTTTTCATTCCTCTTCGCCTTTCTTTTTGTACCGGCCTGTGCCGCTTGCCTTCTCCTGTGCATATCGGCGTCTTTGCGCCTCTGCCATTCGTTGCCTGGACTCCTCGCTGTAGACGTTACCAGGATTGCCGGGTTTCCGACCTCCTTTCAGACCGTTCTTACGGGAGGAAGCAGTCTTCTTCTCGCTCTTCATCTGGCCTAAGACGCGCGCTGCCTCTGATGCGGCGTTCGGCGTCGTCTCATCATTGGTCATCGTCTCGCCCCCTTGTGCATTGCACCGACCTTCTCCCAATACTGCGACTCCTTGTAGCCGTCATAGTAGTAACTCATCGCGCCTGCTTCTTGCCGTTGTTGTCTTTGGCGTTGTATAGCAGTTCGCGTACCTCCCACATTTTGCGCGAGTTGGGGCAGTTCGCATCCGAGCAGGTAAGCGGTGTAATGATCCGTCTCTTGCTCGTAAGCTACCCGCAGGTCTCCGACTTGAACCGTTCCCGTATGGAACTTCTTGCCAGTGAACTTCTCGCCGTTGTAACCGGCGCGGTAGTCGGACTGGAATGCAGACTTGACAAATTCGATATAGCGGTCTAACAGATTGCTGGTCATAGCAAAGCTCCCTTCAGAGTAGTATAGTATCATCTATACACCTACATTATAACAGACGTTCGCTAGAATGTTAAGCGTTATTTGACCATTCCCCGAAAATAGTTGAAAATAGTTTGACGCGCGCTCGGATGAGAGGAGATTTGACAATTCATATTTTCCTGTGCTATTATGTCAGCGTTACTTTTGCGCCCTGCTTCGGCATCTAGACCGAGCGGGGCGTTTTGCTTTGCAGTACGGAGGGCATTCTATTGACGCTCATCCTACACTGGCTGTTCGCCTTTATGCAGTCCATGCCTACCGACATGAGGTTCTAGATTTCTCTCGCATCGTCCTTGTCTCCTGTGTGAAGTCCTGCCAGCAAGTCTGGCAGGACTTTCTTTTTGGATTTCTGATGAGCGAGTCTCAAGTTGAGACTTTTCCCCGATGGAAACCGATGCGACGCTGTACCCGCGCCTTCACGCTCATTGAACTGCTCATTGTCCTCTGCGTGATTGCAATCCTGGCCGGTCTGCTCTTGCCTACCCTTGCCACCGCCAGAGCGAAGGCGCGTGCCGTCGTGTGTCTGTCGAACCTGAAGCAGATTGACGCTGCGGTACTGATGTACACACAGGACTATGACGAGCGGTTCCCGACAGTCGGGAGAAGCGTGCAGGACTACGGTAATCCTGAGACGGGTGACATGGTAGTGCGCGTGCAGCCGTACCTGCGCGATTATCAAGTCTTCTTCTGTCCTGACCGCACGGCCACCTACGGTACAGACACCTGGACAGACGCGAAAGCCTATAGCTGGAACCCTCAGAAGCGTGAACTCGGCTACGGCTCTAACTTCGGACTGTGGTCTATCATGGACAGCACCGGCCTGTTTCGCGGTATGTACGCAGACGAGAACGCCTGCGGCCTGTCGCTTATCTGCGCTGTTGGGCATGACGCCAGCGGGGTCACGGCGCCTGCCCAGTTTGTGACGATGGGCGATACGTTCGACTATCCTTACTATTCCCTCAGTCTGCAATATCAACAGACAGACGGGAGCAGTACCGGTAACATTCGGCATTTACGCTTCTGGAACTATGCGTATGCCGATGGTCATGTCAAGCCTGTGCCGATTGCGCCCTATGCCGTCAAAGAGGAATGGTTCTTCACTTTCACTGTCATGCCTACACGCGCCGCCGATATTCACGCCATGTGCATAGACGAGGATGCGATGAGCGTTATCTACTCTGTACCGTGCCAGGAGTTAGCAAGGGAAATCATTGAGTACCGCAAAGAACTCTAAGACGGACGCAATCGAACATATCTCTGCGCTCGTGCCTGACCCGAAGAACGCGAGGAAGCACGGCGAGAGGAATATGCGCGCCGTCATGAAGTCCTTAGAAGAGGTCGGCGCGGCACGCTCTATCGTCATTGATGAGGATGGCGTTATCCTGGCCGGTAACGCGACAGTCGAGGCAGCAGGGCAGTTAGGGATTGAGAACGTTCAGATAGTCGAGACAGACGGTAACACGCTCGTAGCGGTGCGACGAACGGGGCTTACGAATCGACAGAAAGAGCGGTTGGCAATTCTCGACAATCGCGCCGGTGAACTCGCTGAGTGGGATGCGACGGTACTTGCAGAACTGCTGGAAGACGGATTGCCTCTAGATGACCTGTTCCATTCTGAAGAACTTTCCAAACTCTTAGAGGATGCCGTCACCGACATAACCGGCATTAAGGCGATGGACGGCGGCGAAGTCGGGATACCGGAACAGTTTATGGTGATGGTCACCTGTACTGATGAGGCAAGACAGACAGAACTCTTGGAACAGTTGACTGCGGAGGGTTGGACTTGCCGAGCCTTGATGTCGTAAGATATTCCGACGTTGCGCGTACAGCGCGTGTCATGCAGATGGAAGGACTGTTTGACGTTTCCCCGTCGCAGCGTAGCGAAGAACGCTGGACGATCAATCTCGAACTGCCTGAAGCGTGGAACGTCGGTCTTATTGTCGGACCTTCTGGCAGTGGGAAGACGACGGTCGCAAGAGAGTTATTCGGTTCGCATATTGTCGGGGCGTGGGAATGGGATGAGAGGAAAAGCCTCTTGGACGGATTTCCTGCGGGAATGTCCATTAAGGAGATTGTGAATCTACTCTCCTCTGTCGGTTTCTCCTCGCCGCCGTCGTGGGTGCGTCCGTTTCAAGTTCTCTCAAACGGGGAACAGTTTCGCGTGTCTTTGGCGCGCACGCTCTCAGAGATGCCTGAACTCGCCGTTGTTGACGAGTTCACCTCCGTCGTAGACAGGACGGTGGCGCAGATTGGCTCTGCGGCAGTGGCGAAAGCAGTCAGAAGACGCAATCAGAAGTTCATTGCTGTCACCTGTCATTATGACGTGTGGGACTGGCTGGAACCCGATTGGGTGTTCCAACCGCACACGGGCGAGTTTCTTGCCGGGAGGCGCGAAAGGCGACCGACAATCGAACTCACGATACGGCGCGTTCATTCGTCTGCTTGGCAACTATTCCGCAAGCATCACTATTTAGACCATGACATAAATACCGCTTCCGTCTGCTTCTGTGCGTTCTGGAAAGAACAGCCCGTTGCGTTTACGTCCATGCTGCATATGCCGCACCCGAAGACGAAGAACCTGAATCGCGAACATCGAACAGTATGCCTGCCCGACTTTCAGGGCGTAGGGATCGGGAACGCTCTGTCGCGTTTCGCGGGGTCATTGTGTCACGGCATGGGGTTTCGCTATTGTAGTGTGACCTCGCATCCGGCCATGATTCGTTATCGGGATAAATCTCCTGATTGGAAAATGACGACTGCGCCTACGATGAAGGGACAGGCATACATTAAAGGGCCGCAAGCCATCGCGCAGTCGCGAGGGCTTGCAACAAGGATTCGCGCCACATTCGAGTATGTCGGTCCCGCGATGGAGAAAGTAGAGGCGTTGCGTCTCTACGGTGGCAAGACGAAATAAGACGCACCGGAGAATACTCTCCGGTGCGTATAGGTGACACAGGGACACGTTCTGTTATCCTGTCTGCGTAATACGCCGCGACTTGGTATCGTACCAACCGTGATATCAGACGTTAGATTAAATGTCTAGCCTTTTTGACACAATATCTGAAAATAGTTGAAAATATTTTATGGCACGCCCACTTAAAGAGATAAGCGCGAGAGAGGTCGAACTGCTGGCCGGATGCGGCGCGACCGTCGAAGAGATTGCCGCCAAGTTAGACTGCTCGCCTGATACACTGTCACGCCGTTTTGCGGAAGAGATAGAAAGAGGAAGGCAATCCGGCAGAATGAGCCTGCGCGGGAAACAGTTTGAACTTGCCATGAAAGGCAATGTGGCAATGTGCATCTGGCTCGGCAAGCAACTCTTGGGACAGACCGACAAGTATGACTTTACACACACCTCCGACGAGGACTTACTCGCAGAGGCGAACCGATATTTCGCACCTGACGCCAAGACAGAAAGCGGTGCTGGCCGAATTAAAGCGGCGCGGGATATTCGAGAGGGCAGCGAACTCAAAGTCTCAACTTGAGACTTCTGAAGATTGGCGTTCCTGGCTTGAACGCTACTTCCCTCACGTCTGCACGGCTCCGTTTGCTGACCGGCACGTTCGCCTGTGGGAATGGTTCGATAGCCTGGAAAGCGGCGTTCGGCCCCTGCCCTGCGTTGAGGTATGGGCAAGAGGCGGCGGTAAGAGCAGCAGCGGCGAGTTAGGTTGCGTCCGGGTCGGCGAGAAGCTATCCAGGCGCTTTGCGCTCTACGTCTGTGGCACGCAGGATCAAGCCGACCTGCACGTTCAGAGCATTGCCGCCTTCTTTGAGAGTAGAGGCATAGAACGCGCTGTCGGCAAGTACGGCAGTAGCAAGGGTTGGCGGCGCAATCAGTTAAGGACAGCAGACGGTTTCAACGTCGCAGCGTTCGGATTAGATGCGGCACAGCGCGGTATCAAGATAGAGCAGTACCGCCCTGACCTCATATTGTTCGATGACATAGACAGCAGAGAAGACACGCCTGCGACCATAGAGAAGAAGATACGCGCTATAACGTCTTCTGTCCTTCCGACAGGCTCATCCGATTGTGCAGTTCTCTTCCTACAGAACAAGATCCATGAAGACAGTATCGTTAGCCAATTGTGCGACGGACGTGCAGACTTCCTACACGATAGAGAACCGGCGCGCGTCGAACCTGCTGTCAACAGCCTTCAGGTGCGAGTGGAGATACGTCCAGATGGTGCAGGCGTATATCGCATTGTACAAGGCACTGAAACCTGGATGGGCCAATCTCTCGCTGTCTGCGAACGTCAGATAAACGATTGGGGTCTGAAAGCCTTCTTGCGCGAGGCGCAGCATGAGGTAGAGGACAGCGAAGGCGTCTTCTTCCGCGTCTCTATGCTGCAGACGATTGCGCCTGCCGACCTGCCTCAACTGGAACTCGTCTGTCTTGCTTGGGACTTAGCCGCAACAGAAGGCGGCGGCGATTACACGGCAGGCGTTCTGATGGGCAAGGACAGTGCCGGTCGGCTCTACGTTCTCGCTGTACTGCGCGGCCAATGGTCAAGCGAGCGTGTGCGCGAAGTCATTCAGAAGGCGTGCGCCCTCTACTTACCTCGTTATCGGAAAGTACGGCTCCGTTTGCCGCAGGATCCCGGTCAAGCAGGGAAAGCCCAAAAGTCTCAAGTTGAGACTCTGTTGGCCGATTGGCGTCCTATCGTCAAGCCCGTCACTGGTGCGAAGGCAACACGCGCAGAAGGCTTTCAGGACGCGCTAAACAAGGGAAACGTCTGCTTAGTCACGGAAGACATTTCGGCATCGTTCAAGCCGTTCTGTGACGATCTATCCTGGCAGAAGTGGCACAGAGACTACATCGCTGAATTGAAGAAGTTTAGGGAAGACGACAGTCATGACCACGACGATCAGGTAGACGCCTCTGCCGATAACGCAAACGAGTTGTTGGGCAGGCAGCGTGAGTTGAAAGTCTGGTAATGAGAGGGACGCGACAGATGAACAGAAAGCCGACTGTTACAACGTCTGAGACGCCGCGCCGCTTGCCTGTGCAGAAGAGGAAAGAGTTTGAGACGGAGGGCGAGTTCTCTATCGTCTGCGATGGTGGAGCACCGTATTTCCTCATAGACGGTTGTTACCTGTCCGAGTTTGTCTGTCGGCACTTCAAGATGAAGTTAGATGACGAGGGCGTTGCCGACTTCGGTCTGTGCAAGATTATCATCATTCCCGTTAAGGAATGAAAAGTCTCAACTTGAGACTCGCGAAAGGGAACGCGATTGGCAAAAGTAGCGCGTCTGGACATCTCGCCGGAAGTCTTAGTTATGTTCGCAGAAGGCGCAGTTATCCGCATCGCTTCCAGCGAACTGCCGGACGATGTGAAACTGGTACAGGCTGGCTATGACGATTGGCGTCGTGCCTTCTATGTACATTTAGAGAGTGCAACGTTTGAGGAACTGCCGGAAGGTGCAGTCGTGCCGTATCTTGCCCCGATCCGTATGGAACGCATCTCATGACACCATTCAAACTATTTGAATACGTTCTCGCCGTAGAGTTCGCTCTATCACTTCTGCTCGTCGGCGTCCTGTTCTCTATCATGTTACTGGCCTATCTTGTCGGCAACGCAAAGCAGACAGCAGAGAAGTCTCCTAAACAGTAATGGCATTTGCAAGTGTACGGGCGCGTATCGCTAACGGATTGAAGGCGCTCGCCTTCTCGTTTCCGGGCGGCGCGAATAGTTACGGCTGGAACGAGTGGACTAGCTATGTGCGTATCCTGCCCGGTTCCGACTACGACTATAAGCGTGAGGCAGGCGACCTGTGGGATAACAGCGTCGTTAGAACCGGCCTGAAATGGAAACAGGATGCGTTTGCAGAACCGAAGCTAATCGCCCTGCGCCCGGACGCGAAGGGCAAACTGCAACCGTGTGAGGGAACGAACGGCGAACCGCACCAGTTAGTACAACTGCTTGAAAACCCGAATGAGTGGTATGACGGCGGTATCCTCTTAGCCGGTATCACCATCTCGCTGGAAGTAGATGGCAACGCCTATCTGTGGAAGTTGTACAGCAGCATGGGCAAGTTGACCGGACTTGCCTATGTGCCGCATTTCTTCATGGAGCCGATTACAGGAGGGCCGCAGAACGCTGTTGTCGGATACGCCTATACGGTAAACGGCAAACGCCAGATTGTACCGGCAGACCAGATTGTGCATTTGCGTGATGGGCTTCACCCGCGTAATCAGCACAAGGGATTGAGCAGGCTCGGCGCGATGCTGAGAGAAATCTGCACCGTCAACGAATGCTCGACGTACTCTGCATCGCTCTTGCGTAACGCTGGCGTGCCGTCTGCTATGTTCGCGCCAGATGCTTCTGTAGACGGTGCGAGCGACCTGACAGCAGCGCAGGCCGATTCGATTAACGACCGATGGCGCAGTAAGTTCACAAGAGACGGTAGAGGCTCACTCTTTATCAGTTCCGTACCTGCGAAGTTGACGCCGCTCGGTTTCTCGCCGGAACAGTTGGCACTTGACAAGATTTACTCTATCCCGGTCACTGCTATCTGTGCGTCAATGAACCTTGACCCGATGGTGCTAGGCTATCCTAGCGACCAGCGGACTTACAGCAATTTTGGAGAGGCGAACCTTGCTGCCTATCTGCAATGCGTCGTTCCCTCGCTCAGGAGGATTGACCGGCAGTTGACAAGGACGTTAATGCCGGAAATCCTGTTTGCAACGCCCTACGACGTGCTAGGGCGCGATTACGACGAAGTGCGCGCCATGCAGGAAAGCCAGGACGCACGATACGCCAGAAGCACGGAAGGCTATAAGGGAGGTTGGCTGAAACGAAGCGAGGCGCGTTCCAACGCCGGATACGAGTTTGACAAGGAAGACGAGTACTACTTTACGGATTTAACCATCAACAGGAACGAAGTCTTTCCTCCGGGCGAGGATTCTATCTACGCGCCGAATGCAGATGCAGAGCAGACACAGGCACAGCAGCAGGATAATCAGCAAGAAGATAACGGCGAAGACAAGACGCCGAAGAACGGTAAGCACGCACCGCAGCGAATAGCGGCATAAATGTAAAATTATTTGACAAAATGTTTTGGACATATTGAGGCGAGATTATGATTAATGACGGTATGAAACGCGATTTCAGCACTGCCGAACGGCGCAAACTCGCCGCATCCGGCGCGGCGTTACCGGACGGTTCGTTTCCTATCACGAACAGAGCCGACTTGGAGAACGCCATACACGCCTACGGCAGAGCGAACCCGCAAGACAGAGCGAAGGTACGCCGTCATATCATGTCGAGAGCGCGTTCCCTCAATGCTGCCGACCTCATCCCCGACGATTGGAAATCCCTGCGCCCTGCTTCTGAGTCGGATACGCTCATCGCGTTCGGCGGCGAAGTCAAAGCCGTTGGCGACCGATGTTTCAAGGGATGTCTCGTCGTATTCACCAACGCGAAGACGCCTGACCTGGAAGGCGATTACTTTGACGCTTCGACTGACTTCGATATTGAAGACGGCGAACGGCGCACAGGTTATTACAGTCACGGCGTAGATGTGAAGATCGGCAATCGGAAGATTGGGACTGGTACGCTCACGAAAGATGATGTGGGGATATGGTTAAACGGACAAGTAACGCTAAGAGACGAATACGCTGATGCCGTCTGGCAGATGGTAGAAGACGGGAAACTCGGCCTATCGTCCGGTAGTCTCTCTCATCTCGTGCGGCGTGAGCAGAAGTCAAGCGGCGCGAATCACATCACACACTGGCCGATTGGCGAATGGAGCCTGACGCCGACGCCTGCCGAGCCTCGAACGCAGGCCATTCCGTTGAAATCGTGGGCGAAGACGCTGACCCGCGAAGAGGCAGAGCAGTTTCTAGATGAGGGTGAAGAGCTCATAGACGTTATAGAGTTTGAAGAGTTCACGGATGAGCAGATGAGTGCCATTGAGGAAATGATTGAAGCGGCTGTCAGCAAAGCAGTCGTGCAGCAGAAGTCTCAACTTGAGACTCCCAATTCCGACAAGCCGCCTATCGGCAAGTCGTTTACCGATCAGTTAGAGACGACGCTTATCGCCGTCGAAGACTGCATAAAGAGAGCG